GCATCCCATTTAAAACATTTACCATTGTAAATAAGAGCAATTAAAGTCGTACCATAGTTATCTAAAATCCATAAACCTGGATCAATAGTAAGGTCACTGTTGTTTGGATCTCCCCAACCAGTAAAACTAGATATGTTTTGAACCGTAGCCCCACCACTGTGTGTTGATTTTGTTGTACCATTTACACCTCTTGCACCACCGCTTAATGTATTTGTACCGGTATTATTATTTGTAAAACTTATATCTTCCCCACCTATTCTAATTTCACCTGCAGATGGAAAAGCTGCTGAGTTAGCAAGAACAATAGTTGTTGTGATCGTGTCTGTTAATGCTGTGGCTAAAGTTGTTGATGCTGCTCCTGGAGAAGTACCTGACCATAAACCTGTACCCCAACCAAGTCCCCCAAGTTGCTGTGCTGGTCCAACAGATTCATAAATTAAAACTGATGCAGATCCTGCAGTGCTTAAAGGTGTGCCTGTTTCATTAGACGCCATTGTAATAGTAAAAGTAGTAGAAGTTGGGACAGATGTTACCATAAATTTAACGTCTTCAAAAGTTGCATTTGTAAACGTTGAACCACTTAACCCACTTACACTATCAAATAAAACAATATCATCATCCGTTAAACCATGGTCTGAACCAACGGTTACTGTGACTGTTGGACTACTAGATGTGCTTGTAAAGTTAGCTCCTGTAATTGTAGTTCTTATAGGATGTATGTCGTAATATGTACCACCTGAATAAACATATAAAATTCTGTTAGTTCCTATAGCCGCGTATTTAATTCCGGCATTGTCGTCCCAATGATGAATAGCTCTAGCAGCACCTGTTAAATTAGTAGAACCTAATTGTTGCCAGCCGCCTATTTTTTCTGGAGAACCGTATCTAAAACGAACGTTGTCGCCATCAAACCATTGTCCCTCGGCCCCGGTCTCTGTAACCTGTTTGTTGAACCCTGGTGCAAACCCTAATTTTTGTAACATATAACCTCATTATAATACTATTTTAAACCTGACGGTAGACCTAACTTAGCTCTTCCGTCAAACTTGTTTTTATCAGCAAATGGGCCATTCACATGATTATAATGTAGAAATACTTGACCGCATATGTTCCCGTCAAAAGGCTCTCGCCAATGTTCGAGTTCACAGCCACTATATACTAACATATCTCCTACTTCAAGCAAGACTTTAGTGCCTGTTGGAGCGTTAGGTTTATGTATATTTTTGTATTCATCAATTACATTATTAGATCCTGTGCCGTCTATAAATATTGGCCAAGGATCACCACCTAAATTAACTGTTGTAGATATTTCACAAGAAGGTCTGTCTTTATGTCTTTTTAATTCATCACCTCTTTTGTATGCTCTTGCATACGAGTAAGTTGGTATTAACTCCAACCCTGTTTCTTTTTTCATTACAGGTAACATCTTGACTAGTAACGTATCCATTACAAAGTCACCATAACAAGAATAGGTATTAGGTATCTGTTGATCGGTCCATGTTCCAAGAATCGGGGACTGTGAATGTATATTATTTTGATACATATAAGTTACTGCATCTCTTTTAAGTAAGAAGTAATTAAGTATAAAATTAGCTAGTTCGTATGATACAGCGTTTTTTATAACTTGATATTTAAACATTAAATCCTTTTTGTATAAAATTAAATGATACCGATATTCTTATATCATCACTCTCATTAGGTTCAACACAATGCCACAACCAAGAAGGAAAAATAACTATTCTACCTTCAAGAGGATCTATATGAACCTCTCTCCATAAATGTGATGGAGGTTTACCTTGTTTTCTTGTGGGCATAACCATGTGTGCTCCTGGTCTTGGTTCATTAAAAACAAGTTTACCAGAATTCTGTGGAGCTTTAATATAATAAACACCACTAAAATGACTATTGGGATGTAAGTGTGGTCTATTCATTCCACCTGGTGGATTTATATTTGCCCACATGTTTCCCATCATAGGTTCTCTATCCAACCATTCTTCTACAAAAATTTCACCCATCATTTTATATAACTCATCTACTAAAGGTTTAAATACAGGTATTTCATTCATGTTAGTTTGACTATGCCAACCTTTTAAATTAGTTCTAGTCACACCTTTATCTTTGTTAGACCAATCAATAACTTCTTTTTCAAAAAGCCTGTTATCTAAATTAACATCTTTGGCATATACAATAGTTGGAAAGTATGCAGCTTTAATCATCATTTAAATGGTGTTCCTCCAAACCACATAACAAGTGATTGTCTTCTACCACGTGTAACTGGTTTTACTCTGTGTCTTATAAAAGATGCAAAGAATACTGCGTGTCCTTGTTTTATTTTTGCAATTTTACCTTCTGCCATTAATTCTAAATCTCCACCCTCAAACTCTGACTCAGGTGAAAGTAAACATGTCATAGATATTTTTCTAACAGGTGGTTCGTGAGCCATGTTCACATCATTATCAACATGCCAATCATAAAACCCTCCTTCGGGATACTCTGTGTATTGTGCAAGTTCTGTTATTTGCATACCATCAAAACCAAAATGATTACCATTAGTTGTTTTCATAATACGTTCTATGTCTTTATACATATCAGTCATCTTTTTAAACGGTATCCAACTAATATGTGAAGTTCTAGTTTTAGTATCTACAACCCCACCTTTAATACCTTTATCACCTGCTCCAACAGATGCATCGTTTCTAGGTTCAGCACGTCCAGCTTCAATAATCATTTTACATTGTTCAGGTGTAAAGATTGGTGTGGTAGTCTCTACTATAAAAGATCTCCATCGTGGTTCTGTTATCATATTAATATCCGTACTCTATCCATCCCGTTATTATATATTTATCATTTGATAGAGGTGGGTTGCCTCTATGAATGTGTGTAAATTGTGAAGGCCATACTAGCAATGTATTTTTTTCAGGTTTGAATCTACACTTTTGATATAAAAATTCTGTCTCTCCACCTTCTGTTACATCATTTAGATATACCATAAAAGCTAGTATTCTATTTCTTGCTTTCATTTCTGCATTCTCACAATGCCAAGTGTGGTAACCTTCTCCAACTTTAGTTTTTTGTATTTTAACTTCTAGTATGTTGTGGGTTGCTAGTTTTTTTAAATAAGAATATTTTTGAACATACAAAGGATACACTTCTTTAAAAAACAAATCTATAAAAGGTTTATTACTATAAGTCATAGCAACATTAAGTCCTTGTCGTATAGTATCTATTCCTTTATCAGATACCATTAATTCATCTTCATCTCTTGGATACACAGCACCGTGTTGCTCACATTTATTAAAATACTTTACATAGTTTTCTATTAATTGATCTGACATAAAGTTTTTAAATACACCTATGTGATCGTCTCGAACTAAATATTGTTTGTCCATTAATTAGCTCCTCTATTTTTAATAGGATCAAACTGTACGTCACAGTTTGCAGCTAGTGTTCGTCTAGTCTCATTCGTTCCATTAAAAGGATAAACACAATGTCTCATATCATATGGAAACACATAAAAATCTCTAAGATCCATTGGTGGTTGATAATCTATTTTAGCAAACTGACCATTACTAGCTCCTAGTATTTGTAGTCTACCGTTTTGTGGTATCTCTGCATTAGAATATTCTCTACCATATGTTGATGGTAGTTTTAAAATCATTACAGAGGATAGACCTGTAAACAACATACCTCTATGAATATGTGCAGGATTATATTCATGTGCTTTCATCTCATTAACCCAAATAGAATTAAGGTGAGTATCGTAATCTCTAATTTTATTAAATGCTAGATAGTGTTTAAACACAGTCATAAAATAATTTGTTACATTTTGTGGTAACATATTATGGTTTTTCATTTTAGATTGATCTTGACCATTATAAAACAAACTATGTTCATTCTCAATCTTACCTACTAACTGTTTATTAGCAGGTGCTAGTCTATGAAAGTTTTGTTCGTATGTTTGATTAATCGCAGAAAAAATATCTAACGGTACCTGATACTTTAA